CTTTTCCCCTAACGCCTGGATGACGTTCCATACTCCCATTGCACTGATGGTCTGTCCTGTCATCTCGCTGACTTTCGCGGCACATTCCCTGTAAGACAGCTCCGTGATCCTTTTTACCAGCAATTCTGCCATGTTTGTTGAAATCAGCCCCACATGGTCCAGTTCCAGTGTTTCATCCAAAAGATACACAAAACGTTTGGTGCCATCTTCCTCTATTACCTCATAGACCATTCTCTGATAAGTCACTTCACCATACACGGTTTTTACGGTTGTCTGTCTGGCACCTTTATTCCGGTACTTCTTCTTGTCCCTGTCCTCCATCAGCATCCGGTCATACCGTTCCAGGAATTCTTTTGTGAACTCTCTTCCGATCTGGCAGACCCATGCATAAATATTTTTCTCTAACTCCTTGAATGTTACACCATTTTCCTTTATCATTGAATTCATCATACAGACTCCTTATGTTTTTTCTCGTCAATTAAACAATAAGATAAATCTGTATGATTGGGAAGAGGTTTCGATCTCTTCCCTTTATTTTTGCCAATGATAATTATACTCTAAGATTTTATCCTTACCGATACCCATTACTTTTGATAATTTTGACTTTTCAAACAAGTTATCTGTACTGGAGGCTTTTATAACCATTTTTCTGGATATTTTTCCAGGTGCAACCCTGCCTTTCATATCCAAATAAATTCTTTCACGTTCCTGCTTCAGTCCCATTTTATTAGAGAATCTTGCATACTCATCTAACTGTCCTTGGTACTTACACTTTGCAAGCATCACATCATCCGGATCAGCACCGCCTTTCTGCAATAGCTGCACCTTTTCACGCTGTGCCCGCATGGCAGTTTCCATTTGACGCTGTCTTTGCTTTGCTTCATACAGTGTATATTCTTTACCACGGAACTCGGTCGGCTCGCTTTCTTTCCGATTCTGTTCGTCTAGCCAGTCATCCGTATAAGTTCGTACCGA